TCAGCCCAGGGACTGCCGTTTTGAGACCTTCGAGCGGTCGTAGACCCGGGCCGTGGTGGCCGAGCTGGCGTGAAGCTCGGGCAGGGCGCCGTACCGTACCTTGTGCTGGGTCGTGTAGTACGCCCGCAGGTCGTGGAAGGTGAAGCGCCGGCTGATCACCTTGGTCTCCAAGGCCTCGACCATCGCCCGCTGCCAGCCTGTGGTGAAGCCCGATTCCGTAAGCGGGCTGCCGTGCTGGTTGATGAAGACGTGCAGCGAGGTCTCGGGACGCGGCAGCTGCAGCAGCCTCTTGGCCAGGTCCAGCATGGCCGGACCCATGGCGATGTTCTCCGCCCGCTTGGTGCCGCCGTGCTGCTTTGCGCGCATCAGCCGGATCTCGCCGGCCTGCATGTCGATCTGGGGCACCTGCAGGGCCAGGAACTCCACGCGGCGCGAGCCAGCCAAGGCGGCAAACTCCGCCATCAGGGCCAGGGTCTTGCGCGCTGGGCTACCGGCCTCCAGCCAGTCCAGGAACGCGCGCAGCTCGGCCGGCTCCGGCGCCTCTGTCCGGGCTCGCTCGCTGTTCTTCTTGACCTGCTTGCACGGGTTGGCGTCGATCAGCCCACGCTCGATGGCCACGTTCATCAGGTTGGAGAGCAGGGCGATCTCTCGGTTGCCCCGCACGGGTGCGTCTGCGCGCTCCACGCGGAGGAACCTGGCGATGTCTGTAGGGCGCACCGCGGCGGCTGGCACCTCACCCATGACCTCGATGAGCTTCACGCTGTAGGACTCGTAGTCCTTCTTCGTGCGCTCCGCCAAGGCCGTCCAGCGGGCGGTCTTCTGGTACAGGTCCCAGAGCTCGCGGATCGTGCCCTGCAGGTTTGGGACGTGATTCATCTCCAGCACGGCCTGGATGGCCGCTGTGCGATCTGTTCCCAGATTGATGGGCTTGCCACCCACCGGGTGGTATCGGTAGGTGACAAGCCCGTTCTTGCGCGGCCGAGCCTCCATCCGGGGCAGAAGGCCGAAGCCTGATGCTCGCTCTCTTCTGCGACCCATCACTTACTCCAGTTGAAGCCGCGCCGAGCCGGTGAGGGCGCTTTGTTGTTCAGCCGCTCTTCAACGATGGTGCGGCCGACCAGAGGAAGGCCGTCGGGACGGACACCGGCGACGGCAATGCCGAGCACTCGCTCGATGTAGCGGCGCTGGGCGAAGCGCTGCTTCAGGGGCTTGCACAGGCCGTTTATCTCGTCCTCGGTCAGGTAAGGACTCAAGACTGGTGATTCAGCTCTCATGTGGCCGGCCCTCTTGTGCTTCTCTTGCGCGGGGTAGAGGCCGCGCTAGCCTTCTTTTTGGCGGCCGCCTTTGCCTTAAAGGCCTTCACATCCATGCCGGCATCACGCATCCACTTGGGGACTATGCCCATGTTCAGGAGTGCCTTGTCCAGATTGGACCTGGGATCAGGGTCCGAGGCTTTCAGCCGGATGGTCGGCATCGGGCCAGGGATTCTGGTCTCCAGCTTGACCTGGGTAACTCTTTGCGATTCCTTGAACGCCACAACATCGGCTTCGTTGAACACGATCCGGCGCCCGATGCGATAGCAGGGGATTGGTCCATAAGGAGCGGCCAAAGCGTAGAGCCCCCGAGAGGATATGCCGAGGATGGCTGCAGCTTGCTTAGCGTTCATGAGAAAACTCCTTGCAGTGTGGTCTGACGACAAAGGGATTCCCAAGCATTCACGAGGAGGGCGCGTACGTTGTGCGATGGCCCGTCTTGGCGCGTGAAGCGGGGGCGTTTTTCATTTTGCTCTGCCATGTTGATTGCTAGTTTGGGCAGGCGTTGTGCCAGCCGTATTGATCGCCGCGCTTGTTCTCTCCTGTCATCCCATCTGCCAGGCTGCCGATGGTGGCCGTCAGTAACCGGGCTGCATCAAGGACTCCCCGGATCTCGTTGATGTTTGCGGTTCGGCCGGCGCTGTCCACCACGTCGAGCAGGATGCTCGCGTGCAATGCGATGGCGCTAAGAACGTGGTGCTCTTTGGTTTCCTCCTGGGCGGAGGCTGGTCCCGGATCGCGCGCAGGCGCATAGACGGCCTGCTGTCGCGCCTGCAGCGCCCTGAGAGCCGATGAATCTCCCTCAAGGCGGCAAGACCGGAAGGCACCGGACAGATCGACTGCCAGTGGCAGAGCTTCTCGAAGCAGGCAGCGCGCCGCGTTGATGGGGTCACTGCCATCAGTCTCTGCAGCGCTCAGCGCCTTTTTTGCCACGTCCAAGCTGTCGGCGACCATGGCAAGAAGCTCGCCCATGGCCGGCCTCGGCCCGTCCCCCATCCACGTTCCGTCGGTTCTGTTCACGTCCATCAGCAGAGCATCAGCCGTGTCGATGGCTTCATGGCCAGGGATGCGTGGCAGGAAGTCCGCAAGAGGCAAGATCAAGTTGTGCACGCGCCGCGCCACGTGGCGAGCCAAGGCTTCATGCTCTTGGAGGATGTCGGGCTTCGCGACTTCGATGCATGCTGCTTCAACCATGGCGGCACCTCGTTTTGCTAACTGGCTTGAACACTTCCAGCACGCGGCCGAAGACGGTGATGGAGTTGAGTATCTCGGGCGTGCATTTGCCCCACTGCAACGCATCGAGCCCATGGGGATCTGCCATGTCCAGGGAGCCGTCCAGGCGCCGATGGAACCGCCTCACGCCGAACCATTGATGGCGCTGCCCGAAGAAGAAGGCGATCAGGTAGTCCGAGTCGCAGGTGATGCGGCGCGCATCGAAATCCACGCTGATCACGTCGCCCGCTTCGATGACGTGGCCGAACAGGCTGTGATGGGTGAGCAAGATGTGCCGCCCGAACATTCCTGTAGCTTGGGCAGGGTGCTCCAATTGGCCCACAGCCGTCGCCGGCATGGCGCGGCTGGGCTGCTGCAGGGCAGGGGCCTTGCGTTCTGCGACGGCGGTCATGGCTCAGTGCCCTTGTTCGCCTGGCGCGCCATGTACCACTCCACGTAGTCCTTGCCGCGCTTGTCCAGGCGTTCATAGACGGGGTGCTGGTGCAGGATCTCGGCCGCGACCATGACCTGGCGGCCGGTGACGTCTTGCACAGAAAGCATGTCACTTTCGCCGCATCTGCCGAACTTGGTGCCAATGTGTTCGACCTTCCCCAGCAAGGTGTCGAGGAGCTCAGGGCTTTGCCAAGCCGGATGGGCCACGGAGCGCACATGTAGGCGGGATACGTGGGCATCAGGATGTTTCGGCTTGAGGTCTTCCAAGACCGCTGCTGCCTCCTCCCAGGACTCATGTCGGAACGCGAGCCGGGAACCCCGCGATGTCCAGACCTCATACCGATACTGGGAGCCATCGCCGGCTGCCAAGTGCAACCAGTCCTCCAGCAGCCGCATCTTGGTGCGGAATTCCTGTTCCACGGCCTGCGACCGGCCCTGATCCTTAAGGCGTTCGACGGCCCAGTCCGGCAGAGGAGGCAGGGGCTTCGGGTGGAGGTTGGGGTGGCAGAGATGCGTTTCCAGCGTGCTAAGGATCAGGCATTCCCAGTGATTCGCGATCTCTTGGATGCGCTCCAGCAGGTCAAAGGCCGTCACGGGCTCCGGCAGGGCCGGCGTTGCGCGGCGGGTCGGAGGCGTGGGGCGGGGATTGCGGCCTGACTTGGGGTTGATTCCGGCGTGGGTTTCCCCTGCCGCGCGAGGCGTGGCATCATTCTTCATGGTCTAAATTCCTTGCTAGGGGTTTTTGATCAAGAGTTCCGCGTGGTTGCAGCCGCGCAGTTCTCGGGCGAGGGCCGGTAGCTTGTGCTGCCGGCCTTCTGCTTTTTTGGGGGTCCATGTGGCATGTCGAACGTCCTTTCTTCGATGGTATCGAGCACCCTGAAATAAATTGGGGCGAAAAGCTTGGCTAGGAATCACTGTTCAAAGAAAAACAGGTCAGGCGGTCATAGCCTCCGCGTGAGCCTTCAGCGCCCGGGGCTCAGAGCAGGGCTGCCTGGGGTTCATCTGGGCCCTGTCTTGGTTTCAGTGGGCTCACACTGCCGCCGCTGCCGCGCTTGCCATCCGCCGCAGGCATGTTCTCGCGCACCACATCAACGACAGATTCCCACCAGTCGATCTGATTGCCGTGGTGTGCGTTCTTGGCCTTGAACGGCAGCACCTCGCCGTACTTGGTGCCGGCTTCGGTCAGCGCGTAGCCGTCCTCGACCTTGCGTTGCAGCCCAAGCTGCAGAAGCACCTTGTTGACGAGCTGGCTGCTGACTTTTGTGCGGCCGGTCTGCTCCGCGATGCGGGCGCCGATCTGCGTGGGGTTGAGGTGGACCATGCGCTCCAGTGCCACGGGCGGCAGCGCGCGGCGGAACTCGCTGAAGTCGATGCCGGTGTGCTGCTCGAAGGCCTGGAGCTTGGCGGCTGCAACCACGTCGAGGCGGATGCCGGGCACGTCCTTCAGTGCATCGCCGACGAAGTTGATGACCTTCACCTGATCCAAGGGCGTGCGGCCACGGACACGCGGAGGCTTCGTCTCTGTTGGCGCCGACAGTGCAGCCGCATCGCCCTCCAGCACACGGCGCTCACACTCGATGAAATACTGCCGGGCCCCCTTGCCCTGTGGCGTGCGTTCGACCATCGCCAGCTCCTTGGCCATACCGATGCTGACGATGTATTCCTTGGGAGGGCGACCGCCGGTACTTTCACCCAAAAATGATTGAAAGTCCTTTCCTTCCTCGAAGGAGTACTCGTCGATGCGGCGGGCGATCCAGACATTGAAGTCCGTGCCTGGGTTCAGATGCTTGTACAGGTCGCGAGCATCTACCGACAACACGGTGACGCCGCCGATCTGGCGCGGCGCTACGGGGATGAGTTCGTTCATTGCTGGTTTCCTTTCTGTTGCTGCCAACTGTCGGATGCTTCTTGAAAAAATGCGAGACGTAGAAAAGTCACTCTTGCGGTGTTTCTCAATGCCTGAAATGTGTGTACGGCGACATTTGGTGCGACTCACTGCTGGCTTGCTTTTGCCTCGCACTGCTCATCCGCACGTCGGCTCAACTCGAGGCGGAACAGGATCTCCTGGTTGATGCTGCGGAAGGCCTCCTTTGCCTTTGCCCGGAGGTAGTCCTCAAGGTCATCTGTAGGCCGGAACTGGATGGGGGTCTTCTGCTTGGCTTTCGACATAGAATCAAACTTGGTTGTGATTGATACTGAAGAGTCTTGAAGAGTAGTGTAAATACCGTTCGCTACTTGTCAATACTGTTCATGACTAATTCTGGAAAAAATGGACAGTGAACTTTCCCAACGGCTCATCAAGGCGCGCTCCGGCCATGGCTGGTCCCAGGCTGACTTGGCCGAGGTCAGCGGCGTGGCCGCCGCGCAGATTTCTCGGTACGAGCAAGGCCGGAGCAAGCCTCGAACGGAGGTCATCGCGAAACTGGCAAAAGCGCTTGCGGTGCGATTCGAATGGCTTGCTTACGGCGATGGAGACCTGGATGCAGGGGAAGTCGTACCTAAGCATCCACAGTCTCGCCAGGAGTACGTCGGGCTTGACTTGACGGATGAGGAATATGCTCGCATTGAGCGTTTCGCGCAGTCCAGAGGACTCACCTATGAAATGGCGGTCAACACATTGATGCAAGAGCTTCTCAAGATGGCCGATGAAGAGCTTGGGCAACTTCAGGGGCCGAAACGCCCTGCAAAGAGCTGACCCCTCAGGAGATGATTCAGTTCTGAGCCATCCCGAGAACCCTCGGTTGATCGAGGGGGCAGCCATCACGCGACACCTCCGGACAGCCGCTCCATGAGCGGACGCTCCTGGTACTCGCCCCAGTACCCGTTGAACACCTCGTTCAGCGCATCGTGAGACACACGGTCGAACTCGGGGTCCGTCGTCATCTTGTTCATGAAGGCGAGATGGCAGCACCACGCGAGCGGCGGTATATCCCAGTCCTCGCCGCGGCGGCTGGATGAGTTTTCAAGCTGCAGCGTGTAGATCAGGCTTGCAGTGGTCTTGCCGTATTTTTTGTACTCATCCGACTGGCGCGCGGCCAGGCCCACATTCAGCGCTTCGAGCACATGCTGGCGGTCTGCCTTCGCGTCCAGATGGCGGCTCAGCGTCATGGTGAAGTGGCCCAGCTCGATCTCGCCGAACCGAATGTCCAGGAGCGCCTCTTTACACTGGGCGATTCCCTGTGCAGCGCGCTCTTTCTGCGCGGTCCCCTCTTCGAATTGCTTGTGAGACTCACCCCAGATCGATGCCGCCTCGTTGTAGACGTCGCGCGCCTTGTTCAAACCGCGGGCGACGTGGCGAGCTTTGACCAGCAGCTTGATGAGTTGCGCGCCGGTCTCTGCGCCTGTGATTTCGAGTTCCATGACTTCGGTTCCCTCTGGGTTCACAGGTGCTGGCGCTGAGTTGCACGGTGGTTACGCCAGAGCAGGCCCAAGGCCCAGGCCATGGACTGCGACAGGCTTCCGCCAGCGCGGCGGCGCATGGCGACAAGACGGAACAGGCATACGGCCTGGCTCATGAGGTGCTCCTTTTGACGGTGATGGGGAGGGCCTGGAACGCGGCGCCCGCGTCGATCTCGGCCTGGATGGTTTTCTCGCGCTCGTCGTGGGGCATGCCGGCTGCTGCCAGTTGCTCGCGCCGGGCGGCGGCGTAGTCAATGCGGATGCGCTCGCGGTCTTCGATCTGGCCGTTGCCGCCGAAGCCGCAGTACGAGCACATGCAGGGCACGCCCTTTGCACGCAGTTCGCGGCCCTGGCGCTCGGCAGCGCGCACCTGATGGGGCTGCAGGCCGTTGGCACGGCAGATGCGACGGATCCAGCCCTCAGTGAGGCTGCTGTGCCCGTGGCGCGCGTCTTGGCGGACCTGCAGGAGCGCATCCGTCTTGTTGAGCGTGATCTCTTCGAGGAGATAGCGGGAGAAGGGCGGCATCGATCACTCCAACAGATTGAGGAATGGATGCCTGCGGCATCCCTTTCGCAACACCTCACTGGCGGGACTTCATCCCTGAACCTGCCCACTGCATCCTGTTGGGCTTACCGGCTTCGTATCGCTTGCCGAGGTCTTGTGGCGTGGTGTTGCGTTGGGATGAATTATTAGCCTAGGCGAACTTTGTGTCAATAGTTTGGGTAAATATTTTGTTCGCCATAGCTAACTATGGTGGTGCAAAAAGATGGCCGGGCTTCCTAGTCCGGGTGGGTAGGCACAAAAAAGCCCCGGCATGCGGGGCGATGATTGCTGGTGTTCGGCTGGTTCGCCAGCCATCGGGGCGACTATAGGTTGGCGTGTTTTTTGCGCTTAGCCTCTTTGATGCAGGCGTCTGCATTTGTGAATTCATAAGTCAGCTTCACAGCTGCGCTTGATGTGTTAAAGGCGGTTGCCGACAGTAGGATGGTTTCCACGTCTGCAGGGAGCTCTCGCTTGGGTTCTTGCTTCCATGCGGCCGCATGGCTACGCTCCTCCTTGGCAAGTCCCATCATGAAGTCGCGGGGCTCATTCCAGATAGATCCTCTTTGGACAAATTTGTACTCTTTTGGCCTGCCATATTTCTCACTTAGGGCGGCCTGCAACTCATCAAAAGTAGAGACAAGCTGCTCGCCGAATTGGTTAACATCTCGCGCCGGAGTCCAGGCCGCAATGCGGCATAAGCCTGCCTCATCTCCAATGTAATAGAGGTAGTCGTCGAACGACCCGCTTGCTCCTGGTGCGGATGCGGCCCTGTAGAGCAACGGCACGTTGTCGACTGGAGCAAGTGGGATGCCGGCTGCCTCAAGCTCTTCCTTGGTGAGCCCCATCTTTACTCCAAGGGGCCCATCCCATCTTTGAGGCGACTTCTTGATGGCGGGCGTGGCAACAACTTTGGCTGGCGCTGGCGCAGCCTCGGCAGAAGGAGAAACTTGATGCGGTTCTTCGGCTTTTCCTTTGCAGCCAACTACTAGGGAGACAAGCAAAGGGACTGTTGCAAGTAACGATCTGCGCATAAAGGTTCTCCAAGAATTGATGTCACATATGGTAACTTGTTCAAGGATGATCACTTGCGGCGAAATTTCCTGCGGTGCTCAATCATTGTCCCAATGACAACCAGATCATGCTCATCGCTTCTGATCACCGGATAGTCTGGGTTGAGGGGAACCAACTCAAAGATCTCGTGGCCGCTGTCGGTGATGCCGCGCACGCGGTATTTCTTGAATGTCGACTCTTTCTTTGAATTTTTCGCGGCAACGTAATCGCCTGGCCTAGGAACGACCTCAGGGTCGATAAGCGCTAGGTCGCCTTCGTTGAAAACGGGAAGCATGGAGTCTCCCTCGATCTCCAAGAAGAAAGCCCAAGGTGATGCATCGTCGTCGCCGTACACAATGGCGTATCCGTCACCTGGCTCGTAGGGTGCCGCCATCTCCTTGACTTGGCCTGCCTGGATCCTCGAAATGACAGGGTAGGCGCGCATACCGGCGCTTGTGGGTTTGACGTTCCGGTCAAAGTTCTGACTCGGCGCCTCCGTCGCTTCGCGCGGCTCAAGACCCTCCGCAAGCCAGGCAGGCGACACCCTCAGCCCGTATGCGGCGCAAATGGTCTCAGCGTGTCGGCGGGCAATTGTGGATACCTTCTCAGGATTGTTGAACCACGCGGAGACTGTTGGACGACTTACCTCGCAGATCTTTGCGATGTTGGCCATCACCCCGCGTTCCATCGGTGGCGGGAAGACTTCACGCAGTCTGTCTTGTAACTTGCTCATTAGCTTAGCCTAACTTTTTATATGTTAGCTTGGGCTTGCGTATAAAGTTAGCTTGATCTAACATTGATGCATGAACAAGCCCGCAACCCAGGTTATCGACGCGCTCGGCGGCACCGCTGCGGTAGCGCGCATCTTCGATGTGAAGCAACCCAGTGTCAGTGACTGGAAAAAGGGCGGCATCCCGGCATCGCGGGTGATGTTCCTAAAGCTGGCGTACCGCAAGGCGCTCGCAGGCATCGACCTAGCCGCCGCGACGGCTCCCCGCCGGGCCCGCGTGGCTGGCATGCCGCTGGCGCAGCCTACCCCCCAAACCCAGGAGGCCTGACATGCCCCCTCAACCCCGATACGGTGGCCGCTCAATCCGCTCGGCACGGCTTCCGGCCAGCGCCACGCAGCTGGAGCGGCAACGGATCCGCAGTTCTCCGCACTCCCAAGAAAGCTCCAACTGGCTGGTGTTCAGCAGTTGCGTTTCTGCGCCCGTCTGCGGGTCGCGGTTATTCGAAACGCTGGTCCGAACGCTGGAGTGGAAAGCGTGTGTAGCGAGGTTCATGGCGGCTCCCCTTGGTGTGGTGTTTGTTTGCATGGCCGCGATGTTCGGCGTTCCCTTCTTCCCCGTCCACGTCCAATTTTTCAGGAGCCGGATATGAGCGCTCTCGATGCGCTGCGCCGCGGCGTTGATCACTTCCCTGGTGGCCGTGCTGTCGTGGCCATTCGTCTCGGCAAGACCGATGAGGTTCTGCGCAAGGAGCTGTCTGGCGCTTCGTCGCACAAGCTCGGCGCCGTCGATGCGTTGGCCATCACCAGCCTGCTGCGCGAGGCAGCCATGCCCCACTGCTACGACTACGCGGCCTATGTTGCGGGCGAGGCTGGTGGCCGTTTCGATCTGGTGGAGGGTTGCCGCGCGGTGGTGGCAAGCCCCGTGGACAAGGTGTCCAAGCTGGTGCTCGAGACCTCGCACATCACCAGTGCGGTGATCGAGGCCATGCAAGACGGCGTGATCTCGGACAACGAGCTGGCGCAGATCGAGCGCGAGATCGCCGAGGCCGAGGAGGTGCTTCGCAAGCTGCGCCAAGCCGCGCGTGCCGTCAACGCCGCAGGCAAACCCAGTGTGATGAACGAAGCGCAGGGCGCGAAGGAGTAGGTATGGCCGGGGACTGGATCAAGATGCGGACTGACCTCTACCGAGACCCCAAGGTCTCGCTCATTGCTGATGCGCTGATGGCTCCTGGCAGCGAGCTTTCGCGTTACGTCACGAACAACTGCCAGCGTGAAATGACCGTCACCCGTAACGTTATGCGTAACGTCACTGTCGGAGCGCTGGTGTCTGTTTGGGGTGTGATGCGACAGCGTGGAAAGCGTAACGGTGACGATTTGGTGTGTCACGGCGTGACGCTGATGGTGCTCGATGACATCGCTGATCTGCCTGGATTTGGTGCTGCACTCGCGCTTTCGGGCTGGGTTTTGCAGACCTCGGAGGGCCTCGAATTCCCCCGATTTTTCGACGAGTACAACGTCTCTCCAGAGGAGAAAACCCGCTCGCAGGGTGCTGAACGCCAACGCCGTTACAGGGAGCGCCAAGGGCAAAAAAGTGACGGCCAAAGTGACGGTTTTGGCTGCGTCACGGGTGACGTAACGGATAACGTCACTGTGACGCCTAGAGAAGAGAAGAATAGAGAAGAGAAAGAGAATACCCCCCAACCCCCCACCGGGGGCCGGCAGCGTCGTCGCAATGCTGCTGAGGAGCCCGACGGCTTTGTCGAGTTCTGGTCGGCATACCCCCGAAAGGTCGGCAAGGATGCTGCCCGCAAGGCTTTCGGCAAGCGCCGGCCAGACGCAGCGCTGTTGGCGAAGATGCTGGCGGCCATCACGATCCAGGCAAGGTCGACGCAGTGGCTGCGTGACGATGGCCAGTTCATTCCGCACCCCTCGACATGGCTCAACGCGGGTCGTTGGCACGACGAAGAGGGCGTGGGGCAAGCGGGGCAGGGCGACAGCGAGAGCCGTCCCCGCTGGGCTCTGCAGGCAGGTTTCGAGAACCGCTGGGAGGCGGAAAACGCGGGTTGCCGTGAGCACAACGCCCACCAATTCCGCGACGGCCAGCGCGCGGAGGTGGCCGCTTGAACGCCGCCGAACTCAGTCAGCGCATGGCCTCTGACGCCGCGGCGATTGCGCAGTACCTGCTGCCCAACGGCAAGCGCAAGGCCGGCGAGTGGGTGGCCGGCAGCATCAACGGCGAGGAGGGCCAGTCGCTTTCCGTCCGCCTGACGGGCGCCAAGGCCGGCGTGTGGAAGGACTTCGCATCGGGTGAGGCAGGCGATCTGCTGGATCTGTGGGCGGCCTGCCGCAGCCAGTCCATCGGCGAAGCCATCCGCGAGGCGAAGCAGTACCTGGGCATCCGCGACGTGATGCCCGAGCGTGAGAAGAAGACCTTCAAGCGCCCGGCAAAGCCGCAGTGCCAGCCCGCCAAGGCCGGCGTGAAGGAGTGGCTCAACGGCAGGGGCATCACCGACGAGACCATCGCTGCATTCCGGGTGGCCGAGCAGATCCGCGGCGGCAAGACCTACGCCGTGTTCCCATACCTGCGCAACGGTGAGCTGGTCAACGTGAAGTACCGCAACATTGCGGAGAAGCGCGACATGCGCCAGGAGGGCGGGGCAGAGCCTTGCCTCTTCGGCTGGCACCTGATCGACCCCAAGGCCCGCACCGTGGCGATCACCGAGGGCGAGATCGATGCCATGACGCTGCACCAGGTCGGAATCCCCGCACTGTCGGTCAATGCTGGCGCTGGCAATCACCAGTGGCTGGAGAACGACTGGGAGCGCCTGGACTGCTTCAGCGAGATCCTGATCTTTTTCGACAGCGACGAGGCCGGCAAGGCCGGGGCGCAGGAGATCGTCCGCCGCCTGGGCCTGGAGCGCTGCAAGCTGGTCACGCTGCCTGAGAAGGACGCCAACGAGTTCCTGCAGAAGGGCGCTTGCGGCGAGGACTTCTGGCACGCCACCAAGGAAGCCAAGACCCTGGACCCCGAGGAGATGCGCCAGGCCAGCGACTTCATCAACCGCGTGAAGTCCATGTTCTATCCGGCCCACGATGACGAGGGCGACCCGGTGCTGCGCTTGGACAAGGATCTGGACTGGTTCGAGTTCCGCTCCGGCGAGGTCACCGTATGGACCGGCTACAACGGCCACGGAAAGAGCTTGATGCTGTCTCAGGTGCTGCTGGGGCTGATGCAGCAGGGCGACCGCGTGATGGTGTTCTCCGGCGAGATGACACCCGAACGCCAGCTCAAGCGCACCGTCAAGCAGGCGGCGGGCCTGGACCGTCCGAGCATGGCTTACATCGATGCCATTGGGGCCTGGCTGCACGACAAGCAATGGTTCTTCAACGTGGTGGGTAGCGCAGGCATCGACCGTCTCCTGGCCGTGTTCCTGTACGGCTCCAAGCGTTACGGCATGCGTCACTTCGTGATCGACAGCTTGATGATGACGGACGTGCCCGAAGACGGCCCAGGGAGCATGACCGCCCAGAAGGAAGCCGTCCGCAAGATCTGCGATTTCGCGCGCCGCAATGGTGTGCATGTCCACTTGGTCGCCCACCCGCGCAAGGGTGCGGACGAGTCCAAGGGACCCGGGAAGCTGGACGTTGCCGGGTCTTCCAAGATCACCGACGGCGCCGACAACGTGTTCACCGTCTGGAGCGCGCGCAAGGACGAGAACGACCCGGACCACGACCCTGACAAGCCCGACGCCAAGCTGGAGCTGCAGAAGCAGCGCAACGGCGATGTGCAGCACTACAGCCAGTACCTCTGGTTCAACAAGGCCGCTCAGCAGTTCGCCACGAACAGCCGGCGTCGCGCCATCAACTATGTCCCTTTCTCAACCCAGGAGCCAAAAGATGAATTCGCTGACCAACCCTGATCGCGCTGTCCCGAACCTTGCGGCTGGCCATGTCCTGCTGTGGAGCCAGAGCCAGTGCGCGCTGCATATCGAGCCCCTCATGGACATGCTGACCAAAAACCGCAGGGCGTGCGCAGCTGACCATTGCATGGACTACGTGCCTCTGACCATCGGCACACGCGAGGAGTGCGACGCCGCAGCAAGTCGGCTCCGGCCAGTCCTCAACGAACGCCGCAGCGGCACCCCATCCCATTGATCCAGAAGACCGTATGACAACAGAAGCACCAACCACACTCGCCGCTGAGCGGCCCAATGTCATCGAGCGCCTGACGAGCGCGAGCACCAGCAGCGATCTTTCCGTGGACCTGGAGAAACGCGGCGACGCGGACTACCTGATCGCCGCTGGCATCCAGCGCGCAGGCCTGGGCCGGCTGGTCCAGCAGCTGATCTGCGAATGGGACCGCCGCGAGAAGCCGCGCCCGCTGACCGAGGAGCAGTTGCAGCGCGTGGCCGAGCAGCTGCCCCGCAAGAGCCGGGGGCGTCTCGACATGGTGGGAGCCCGCGTGGCCGAAGGCCGGTGGCACATGGAGCGCCGCATGCAGATCCTGACCAGCCTGCCGCAGTACGCCCGCCTGGTGGACGCGCACGCCGGGTTCCTGCCCTGGGTGCTGGCGCAGGGCATCAAGAATGCCCGCGCCAAGCTGACCGACGTGCTGCTGTGGTGGTGCGACCGCAAGTGCCCAGGCTGCGGAGGCGTCAAGCTGGGCGAGATAGCGATCTGCGAGACCTGCAAGGGCTTCGGAGAACGTGAGGTGCCGCACGAAGCCGAAGGCCAGCTGATTTCCGAGCACATCGCCAACCATGTGGACCGCGCCCGCTCGGGCACGATCGCCGCTCTGAAGCGAATGAGGGGACTGAAGACAGTTGCGGCCGGCAAAGGCTGATGTATACTGCGGTCCTAGAGCGCAGGCGCAGGTAAACCGCCTTTCTCACATTGGAAACGTCCCCAGGCGGTGAGTCTGGCAAGACACAAATTCGATGAAGGAACTCGCCCAGAAAAAAGCCCGCTAGGTTCGCCAGCGGGCTTTGTCATTTGGGTCAGGTGCAGAAATTAAGCGTTGCGATTGCGCCTTGAGATTGCCAAACCGGCCCCGCCTAACAGAGCAGATAGAACGAGCAAGCCGAGGGCAGACGTAGACGGCACCGGTGTTGCTGTTGGCGTTGAAGGCGTGATAAGAGCCCAAGACCAAGGGGCTGCGCTGGCGTACGAAGCACCTATGAAGGAAGGGGCCGCTACACACGAGTCAGTTGCTCCGGTAGGGCCTGTTCCAATACTCGTGCAATTGAGAGTGTTGTACGCGTCGACAGTGGCGCCAATCTGCATTAATCCAATCTTGTCGCCAATAGCATGTGGAGCTGTGCCAGTTTGCCAAAGTTCAAGAAAGATGTTGGAACTTGTAATTGAGCCCGTGGCAGATGTGGAGACGGTTGCTTGAAAAAGCCTGACATTGGGATTGGTGTTCGCATACGTGTTGATCCCATCGCTGAAGCTGAATGACGTAATCTGAGCGGCAATGGGGGCGTTTGAAAGATTCGCGGCAAGTGGGGCCGCAGTTGTGAACGTGCCTGAGGGGACCATGGCCGTTGTGTAGTTTTGGCAGGGGCCACCGTTACAGACGGTGAAGTCCGTTTTTGCCGTGTAGGGCCCCGCGGATGCTGCGCCGTATGTGGCAGCTTGAGCAGCGGAAATGGCTGCGACATACATTGCAACTACCGCTGCTGACTTTTTGAGAGCTGACTTCATGGCGCCCTAGGAGTGTTAAGAATTGTTGCGGACGCCGGATTCTGAGAGCTGAAATCTTCGACTATCGATGAATTTTCTTAATAGTCATTTGTGTACAACTGGGTGTTTGTGCTATTGAGTTTTTATTTTTTATGTGTTATTTGATGTGTCGTGCAAAAGCACTCGAAATGTAGCTCCCAAGAGCGTCGGTGAGCAAGAGATGGAAAGACACGTCCGAAGCCCGCATGCATCGCACGCGGGCTTTTTGCTTAGAGATGTTGCTCTGGCTTTGTGCCGGGGCGCCTCATAGCGCGGTTGTGGTGGATGTCAAAATAAACTTATAGTCGCAAGCATCTTTTGCATGTACAGGGGGTACTTGTGCGCGACTTCGGCGATTTCTTGATTGCAACACTTGCTGGAGGCAGCCTATCAGCAGTGTTAATACTGGCGCTGGGATTTATCTGCAAGTCTCAGCTTGCGCATTGGCTAAACAAGGATATAGAAAAGATCAAAGCGTCTCATGCAAAGCAGATGGAGTCATTTAGAACTAGTCTGCTGATTGAGGTTGAGAGAACTAAGGCGAAGCAGGAGTTGAAGAAATCGGCTGGAATGCGGATGGTGGACCTTGAGGTCTCTGTGCTAATCGACGCGTTCCGCTCGCTCATGGGTACTAGCGTTGATATGCTTTCTATGCTAAGGGGGCATATTGATAGAGATTATTCTAAGCTTACGAAAGATGTGGCAGATTTTTATAAGAATGCACACTTGGAAGATCGCCGCCGAGCAAATGAGCTGATGTTGAAATTTCGCTCTGCTGCTAATCAGGTCGAGTTTTTTGTAACGATTGAGCAGCGATTAGCTTTTATCGAATATGCCGGTGTTATGCAGCAAATTATTAAATTGCTTGCAAATGAGGATGTGAAGCTAAGCGATTCCGAGTTCGATGATTTGTCTGCATTGACCTTTGATAAGGATAGAAAACTCGTTTTAGTAATAAAAGAAGCAATGAACTCCGTGAGAGAGTTGTGATCGCAAAGCGAAGGAGTGTCCGATGTGGTGTAAGGGAGATACGATGCAAATATTCTGCGCGGCACTGTGAGCCTATGCGCTTGATTTTTGCATGCTCAATACCATATTAGTTATGATAGTTTAATTGGTAAAAACCCTTGTTTGTTATTTGCGCTCCCGCCCTTATCTGGATCGCTTCCGGTTTTTATGAAATAAGTGCAATGAAAGCTCTCAATCTTGGGGATGTGGTGGTGCTGAAAAGTGGTGGTCCTCCGATGACAGTTTCAAGAGTCTCGGCGGGGAGTTTTGGTGCCATCCATCCTGACTATGTCGAATGCAGATGGTTCGACGCTGGCGAATTCAAGACCCGCCAGTTCCTGATAGCCTCCCTGAAGAGGATTGACGACCGGTAGGGCCGATTCACGGTGTTTTCAAGCCACCTATGGGTGGCTTTTTCGTTTCCGCCGCCACTAGGTGCATCCGGCAAAGCATGCATTGCGCATGGGGTGCAAGGCCTGCGTGGCGGCACCTATCAAGGAGATCGTGATGCTCTACAACCATGAGAACGCAGCCGGCGCCACGGTCGTGGACATGGATTCCGGCAAGGTGCTTTCCAAGGTGCTGGAGGTGAACACCCGGGCTGGATGGGTCAAGGCGCATCGCAACCCTCTGGGCCTGGACGCACAGGGGCGAGTCGCTGGCGAGCGCATTCGCTTCGGCTCGATTTACGCAATCCAGGGCTTGGAGTCGATGCCCTGCCTGTTCCACTGCTATGGGAGGCAGTCGTGA